GACGATCAAGTTTGATAAAATACTCTCCATAGAACCTCTGTCTCAAAAGGTCTCCCCAAAGCCGTTCGGTCGCCACAACCGAGCGGCTTTTCCTTTTGTGCTTCAGAACTCGAAGCCCTTCACGGGGTTGAAGTCGATGCCGACGTACTGTGCAACCTTGTCGCGAGACGCCCACAGCTTCCACCCAAAATTCGCGCGCACGCAGCACGGCCTGCCGAATAGACGATAGTAGAACAGGTGATGAAGTCCAACGCCTGATTTTTCTGCTAGAGATGGCCTACGGAATGGGAGCCAGAGTTGAACTTCAAAAAAAGCCATCCTTCTGGGTTAAGCATTTCAATTTCCTATTCAAGAGCGACATTGACT